CTAACTTGTACGATTATAAGTATAACATTGGATTAATTTAACGCTTCGACCTTATTTAGCTTAGTTGGATGCTGAATATTATAATATTGATATTTAATAATACATACAATAAGCTTAATCAAGGAAGAGGTAAAGATATAGAAAATAATACTAATAATTTGTTGTAAATCCTTGGATGTAGAGTAAAGCTTCCATGTTCGTTAAATCTAACTAACCAAACCCTATTGTAGACACGAAGCGAGGGAGTTAAGCCCCAAGAATTGTAGTTACCAGTGATAATAGAACATGTATAATAGGAGCGGCTTTTAAAAAGGTTACAAAAATATTGAAATAACTTATACCTACATTAGCCAATACAAATGCTACATAAGCTTCAAATAAAATATAAAATTGGGCTTCCTAGTTGTCTTCTTTTATTTCAGGAGATGGTAGTTCCTGGGATAGAACCCAGTTTATTCAAATGATTAAAGTAGTCGATAACCCTATATGGAAATAAATAGCTAAAAGGTTTACTTTTAAAAATTTCGATTATACTAAGTATCATTTAAATTCTCTAATGAAAATGGGTTTATAAAACAAACATAAAATTAAAATTAAATCAAAAACAATTAATGGATCTATTTTAATTTAAGGTTTTACTGTTAGTGGTCAAGCAAATTCAACCAATTTCAATTTCGCTAGAGCTCATTTTGGTCTCAAATCAGCAATTAAAAATGACTGTTAAATAGTTAACACTGGAGATGATGTTTTGATTTTTCCTAATCCTAATGATGCATATGATATTGCATACAAGATGGATCAGATATATACTGATAAAAAGAAAGCTGTGTAAAGACATCAATTAAAAGGCTAAAGAACTAAGAATTATTATGGATGGATGAGAAAGAATTAACATGTAGTATCGGATATCCCTTAAACACTTTCAAAATATTGGGTTCCTAAACTTAAGTTTCTTCCTATTAGACCTCTAGATCGTTTGTTAACTACAGCTTTTACAAAATAAGCGCATATACCTGTTGATATTTATCATGGAATGGTTGTAAATGCCTATACATCGAGTTATGGGCATTAAATCAGATATTACGATGTCTTAGGAGCTTGGAGGAAAAGGCTTTCTAATGGTTTATATGCTTCCGCAGAGCGTATAGCCAAATATATTACTGGAGCTTCCTATATTCCTACCTTTACTAACTTCAACGGTTAAAAATATTCAGGTTAATTCAATATGGCTATTTCTTAAACTTTAGGCATAAATCTCGAGGATTTATAACATCTACAAAATATTATAGAAAAAGCCACAACAAATAAATTAAAAGATAAAATTTTTGATAAAATCTTTAAAATAAATAAAAATGTGATTAAATAAGCTATTGCC